CAAATAGAGGTAGATCATGATACAAGAGAAATTGTCGATGCCAAATTTAAGACTTTTGGTTGTGGAAGTGCAATTGCAGCTTCTTCGTTGGCGACTGAATGGGTTAAGGGTAGGACATTGGATGAGGCGAATACTGTTCAAAATACAGACATCGTTGAGGAACTATCGCTACCGCCGGTTAAGATCCACTGTTCTGTCTTGGCAGAAGACGCAATTAAAGCAGCAATCTCAGATTACAAATCTAAAAACAATATAACGACATGAAGCATTTTAAACACTATCTAGAAGAAGCATCATTTTCAAGAATTAATACTCATTTAAAAAGTGATAGACCTGTGGGTATGATGACTGCTTTTCGGGGTACATACACGTATCAAGATAATAAAAAAAGAAATAAGAAATTAGAATCAGATATCAGAAGAGCCGGTTTAGGTTACTTTAAGGTATCTGGTAGATACATAGAAAATTTTGGTAAACCTAATGCTGAAGATGTTGGTGAAGATAGTTATTTTATTATAGGAAATAGTGAACAAGATAATGAGTTTAAAAGCCTTATTAAAAAACTTGGAGCTAAGTATGAACAAGATAGCGTACTTTATAAGCCAGGTGGTGATAAAGATGCTATGTTAATTGGAACTAATCATACAGCAGATTGGCCTGGATTTGATAAAGAAGAAATAACTGGAAAATGGAAACCTAATAAATCTGGTGAGTTTTACTCTAAGATGAGGGGGCGAAGTTTTGTATTTGAAAGTGTAAAAGAACCTCTTGGAATGATGGGTCGTTGGGCAAAAAGTCTAATGACAAGTGAGGAAACGAAGAGAGTTAATAATGGCTAGTATGAATGCTGCATTTTGGATTAACCCCAAAGGTCAAGTTTATAATGTCAGGATGACTCATATTGGTGATGTCATTTCATACCCTAAAAAGTTTGGAATGTCTCTTGCCGATATCAAAAAGATATACGACAAACATGATGAGCCTTTGAGAAAAGAAGGTAAAGCTAGAGAAGAAATTCTATTAAAGCTTTTCCAAGATGGTTACGTTAGAATCCGCAAATATAAGAATACAGGTTATACAGTTAATGTTAAGAAACTTGCTGGTAAGGCTAAAGAGCATATATATAAATGGGCGGATAAGCTTTTGGGGTCTGGAATAGGTGGAGAAAAGGATTATACAACAACCCCTGTTCTCTTTGATGCTGAAGATAAAAGATTAAAACCAACAACCTTGGGCGATATTCAAAATGATATTTCAGTTATGGAATCAAAACATGAGATTGAGATTTGTCATGTTTCTGAGTGGGAAGATGTTAAGATAGTAATGAAAGGGTTTAATGAGTTTTTCAAAAGTGAGGATTGATTATGGCGTTGAATACACAAACATCAAGTGATTTTTATACAAAAATTGTTAAATTAGTAGCAGACACAAAACTAAGTTATATGGATGCTATTCTCCATTATTGTGATCAGAACAATATGGAACCAGAGACTGCGGCCCAGTTAGTGAATACTAAACTAAAGGCCCAGATAAGGGAAGAGGCTGAAGAACTCAATTTCTTTCCTAAGACTGCTAAGTTACCAATATGAGGGTACTTGACAAGTCTTAAATATATGGTATAATACTTGTATACGTTAATACATTGCACATTCTAATAAGGAGCTAATATGTCGTTTGCCGATATGAAAAAACGTAGTAAGTCCAACCTCTCATCTCTAATCAAAGAGACTGAGAAAATTTCAAGTCCCAATACATTCGGTGATGCAGATGAGCGTTACTGGCGTCCAGAGTTGGACAAGTCAGGTAACGGATATGCAGTAATCCGTTTTCTTCCCGCACCAGATGGTGAAGAGCTTCCGTGGGCTCGTATGTGGAATCATGGGTTCCAAGGGCCGGGTGGCTGGTACATTGAAAATTCTTTGACTACTCTTGGTCAAAAAGATCCTGTGAGTGAATACAACTCACAACTCTGGAATTCTGGTATTGAAGCGAATAAAGAGATCGCTCGTAAACAAAAGCGTCGATTGAATTACACAGCTAATGTGTATGTCATCAAAGACCCCGCTCATCCTGAGAATGAGGGCCAAGTTAAATTCTTCCGTTTTGGTAAGAAGATTTTTGACAAGGTTAATGACTTGATGAATCCTGAGTTTGAGGATGAGTCACCAGTTAATCCGTTTGACCTCTGGGAAGGGGCGAATTTCAAGATGAAGATTCGCAAGGTAGAGGGTTATTCCAATTATGATAAGTCGGAGTTTGAATCTCCAACCCCTCTTCTTGAGAACGATGAACAGATGGAAGCTATCTGGACTTCAGAATTTTCTCTGAAGGAGTTGGTGGCTGAAGATCAGTTCAAGACTTACGAGGAACTTAAAACTAAGTTGGATCGTGTTCTTGGTCTTGGTACGGAATTCAAGCCTAAGGCTGAAGAGGTTCCGTTTGATGGTGGTAAGGCTTATACACCACCACCTAAACCTGCGTCTGATGAATCTTCTGAGGAAGATGAAGGTCTTGGGTACTTCCAGAAATTAGCAGAAGAAGCCTAATTAAACATTTGGGAACCTTGAACTGCTAACATAGTTGGGTCGCTCGGTCTTGGATTATCTGGTACTTTAATCTGAGTTGCTTGATTTGAGACAACAGGATTTCTTTGGCTGTTGTCCACTTGGTTTATGATTACGGGCGACCCATTCCCCATCTTAGCTCGTTCTAGTGCTTGTGAATTTGTAAGAAGAGCAATTGATTCTTGAAGCCCCTTCACAAGTAAATCATCAACAATTACTTGGCCTTTTTGTGCCATAATAAGTCCACTACTATTTAAAATTGAACCAGTATGAGACTGTTCAGCTTGTTTTTGTAGTGCAGTAACAACTGTATTTCTTCCTGTCCCTTTTGCTCTCTCTATCATTTCTGAAAGTTTCTGTCGCTCTCCTTCTGCTATATCAGTATCACCCAATTGTTGAGTTAAAGCAGCTATCATATTTTTACCCATATCTGTCAAGCCACCACCCTCTGTTTGTTGACCTTTCAGTACTTCTTGAATTTTTTCTAATTCAAGATTGTCTTTGTTCCACCAATCTTCATCCAGTAAACCCATTTTAACAAGGTCTTTTCTGGACTTTTCGGAACCCTCTTCAGTAAAACTCGCTTCAGCTTTAGCAACAGTTTTCTTGGCCGCTTCAGATACTTCTTGACCACCACCAAATATCCAATCATATAGTTTTGCTGGCATTATTGATTTTGCTATAGATGCGAAATCAAAATTTGTGATTTTATCAAACAAATCTCCAAACCATTTAACTATACCAGTAACTGCATCCATTAACATACCACCAATACTAAATTTCTTTCCAGCTTCTGCAACAGCTTTAGATTTCTCATTAAATCCAAGAAGTTTTAAGAACCAGGCCGTAACTGCAGTAATTCCTTTTGCTACTAGATTTGGGAACCACGTTACAACATTAACTAAACTAGCAATTATATCAGATGTACTATCAAATTTAAACATGCTTCCAAACCACTCTTCAACAGTTTGAACTACAGTCTTAACAGTCTTAACAATAAAGAGATCTGTAACCCATTTAACTGCGGCATCAAAGGCATCATTAATAACTTTTGTAAAGGAGAATGTTTCTGCAGCTTGTGCAGCTTCATCCCACCCAAACAATCCAAGTACCCACGCAACTGCTTTCTTGAGTGGAGCAGTAACAAAGTCTAAGAAAGTTCCAACTCCTGTAGCGATAGTTCCAAGTAGAGTGGTTAATCCTTCTACTGGATCGGCGAAGATTCCTTTAATCCATGCAACTGCCTTATCAAATACTCCCATAATTGTATCTTTGAAGGAAAAGGTTTCTGCCTTTTCTGCTGCTTCATCCCATCCAAAAAGTCTTAATACCCATGCAACTGCTTTCTTGAGAGGGGCAGTAACAAAGTCTAAGAAGGTTCCATATCCTGCTGCTATTGCCGCAAAAGCAGTAGTTAATCCTGCTACTGGGTCAGCAAATATTCCTTTAATCCATTCAATTGCTTTATTAAATACTCCAAAAACTGTATCTTTAAAAGAGAACTTCTCAGTT